CAGGTATTAATATACGTAACTTACATAATATTGTTTTTGCAAGTCCAAGTAAATCACGTATAAGAAATTTACAATCTATTGGCCGTGGTTTAAGATTAAAAGATAATAATTCGGCCGCTACTTTATATGATATATCTGATGATTTATCTTATAATGGTAAAGAAAATTATACACTACAACACTTTAGAGAACGTATTAATATATACACTTCAGAAGGCTTTAACTATGAAATACATAACATAGAACTCATAAATAATAAAGACAATGGAACAAATAAGAATAGTTAAGTTAATTAACGGAGATGATATTGTTTGTAGTTTGGCACCAGAACAATTGCCAGATAAATCTCCTCTTTTGCGTTTAGTAAAACCGTTACAAATTAAATACGTATCACAATTAACACCAAGAGGTCTTAAAGATTTTATCGCATTAATCAAATGGACGGCCTACACTAACGACCAGATTATATCTATACCAAAAGATAAGATAATGACAATCACAAACGCCACAGAAGAAATGTCAAAAAGTTACTTAGATGTTTCTTCTAAATATGAAAGAATTGATTTGCCGAAACGAGGTGAATATAAAGCTGAAGAATTAACACGTGAGGAAAATGATGAGTTTAATGAATTGTGGGACGAGTTTAGAGATAAAGAAAAAATACTCCACTAACCTGGAGAATCTCCACTTGAAAACGCTACACCGCTTATTATACACAATAAAAAAAATAAGTCAACCTATCCTGAACCGACTTTTAGTGTAAGTGATTGACAAAACATACAAAGTGTAGTATATTTAAATTATGACAACATCAAAAAAATCAAAAGAACATTACGTAAGTAATAAAGATTTTTTGGCCGCTATGATAGAGTACAAGAAAATGGTCAAAAAAGCAGAAAAAAGAAAACTGCCAAAACCTCGTGTTACAGATTATATTGGCCAGTGTTTTCTCAAAATAGCAAATCACTTATCTTATAGACCGAATTTTATTAATTATACTTTTAGAGATGATATGATTTCTGATGGTATAGAAAATTGTTTACAATACTTAGACAACTTTAATCCTGATAAATCAAATAATCCTTTTGCATACTTTACACAAATAATATATTATGCTTTTGTAAGAAGAATACAAAAAGAAAAAAAACAAGTTACAATCAAACATAAAATGTTATTAGATTCTAACTTTGATGATTTAACTTTACAGCCTGGTGAAGATAAAGAATTTCATAATCAATTTACAGAATTTTTAAAAAAGAATTTACCTATAGATGAGGTACCTAAAATAGAAACTCTTGCTCATCATAGAGAAATGAAAAAACAAAAAGAACAGAAAAAGAAAAGAACACGTAAAGGTAAGTTAGATTATTTTTTATTAAGTTAATATTATGAATTTAAAAACTTTGACAGTTGTTGGAGGAGGAACAGCTGGATTAATAAGCGCCTTATTATTAAAAAAAAGATTTCCTAATTTAAATATTTCTTTAATAAAATCAGATACAATAAACACTATAGGAGTAGGAGAAGGATCAACAGAACACTGGTCAGACTTTATTAATTATTGTGATATATCGTATATTGATTTAATTAAAGAATGTGATGCTACAATTAAATTAGGAGCATTATTTGAAAATTGGACAGAAAAAAAATATTATCATCAAGTATCAAGTTTAATTAATACCACTACAATTAATCAATATATGTTAATGTATGGTTATTACATATCAAAAAATTTTAATCAATTAGAGTTAGCAGATCCTAGTTATAAAAACAACACAATATTTAAATATTTTTTAGATAATAAAATTTCTCCTTCATATCAATTTCATTTTAATGCAAATAAAATTATTAACTTTTTAGAAAAAAAATGTAAAGAAAGAAATATAAAAATTATTACAGATACTATAATAGGAGTTAACATATGTTCTTTTAAAGGTAATATAGAAAATATTTATTCAGAAAAAAAATTTTACAAATCTGATTTTTACATAGATAGCAGTGGATTTAAAAAAATATTAATATCTAAATTAGGTGTTAAATGGATGTCATATAAAAAACATTTAAAAATGAAAGAGGTAATAGTTTTTCCTACAGAAGATACAGAAAATTATAATACTTACTCACTTTCAAAAGCTATGGACTATGGCTGGATGTTTGAAATTCCAACATATGGAAGACAAGGAAACGGATATATATTTGATAGTGATTATATAAATGTTGATCAAGCTAAAAATGAAATTGAAAAACTATTAAATAAAAAAATTAATATTGCTAAACACATTAAATTTGATCCTGGATGTTTAAACGAATTTTGGGTTAAAAATTGTGTAGCCGTAGGATTAAGTGCTAGTTTTTTAGAACCATTAGAAGCAACAGCTATAGGTACCACTATAAATCAAATTTTTTTATTATTTAATTATTTAACAAACTATAATGATTTTGATATTAAAGATTACAATAAAAATGTAAATGATATAGTAAATAATAGCAAAGATTTTGTTTTATTACACTATATGGTTAGAAAAAACAATTCACAGTTTTGGATAGACTTACAAAATACTTTACTTCCAACCGATTCTTTAAACGAAAAATTACATAAATGGTACTTTAGACTTCCTATAAGAGAGGACATTGAAAAATGTAATTATTGTTTGTTTTCTGAAGTTAACTATATAAGTGTTTTATACGGATTAAATTTATTTAATTTAGAAAATATTAAAAAAGAATACGAAAGTTATGATGAACATACAAAAAAAATAGCAGAAAATATTGTAAAAAGAAATAGTGAAATTTATAAATCAGAAAAAATAAAACATAAAGAATATTTAAACTATATAAGAAATTTACAATGAAGATAGCATTAATTAATGACACTCATTGGGGAGCTCGTAATGACTCACCTGCGTTCATAGATTATTTTAATAGATTTTATGATGAGTTATTTTTTCCATACCTACAAGAGAATAATATAAAAACAGTAATTCATTTAGGCGATGTGGTAGACAGAAGAAAGTTTATCAATCACAATACAGCACACAATTTTAAATTAAAGTTTTGGAACAGAATAGACGAACTTAATTTAGATACACACGTGATTATAGGCAATCACGACACGTATTATAAAAACACAAACGAAATAAACGCATTACAAAATTTAAATATATCTAAAACCGCAAAAATATATACATCTTCTCAAACAATTAATTTTGATGGCCTAGACGTGTTGCTTATACCTTGGATCTGTGATACAAATAAAGAGGATACATTATATAATATTGACAATACAACGGCTCAAATAGTTATGGGTCATTTAGAAATAAAAGGATTTGAAATGCACAAAGGCCACCTTAATGAACAAGGTTTAGAAAAAGATTTATTCAAACGATTTGAAAAAGTTATAACAGGCCATTTTCATAAAAAATCAGATGACGGCCATATCTATTATCTAGGTTGTCCATATCAAATTATGTGGTCAGATTATAATTGCCCTAAGGGCTTTCATATATTTGATACACAGACAAGAGAGCTTACAAGAATACCTAATCCTTTAATTATGTTTAAGAAATTTGTTTATAATGATAAAGATGAGGATTATAGTAAAAAAGATTTGTCAGAATACGAAAATACCTTTGTTAAATTATTCGTATCAAATAGAACTGATAATGATATGTTTGATAAACTATTAGACAGATTTCATAACGAAATAAACGCATATGAAATAAATGTAATCGAAGATAATAATTCTGATATGTCGGCCTCCGTGAGAGAAGATATATTAGAACAAGGAGAAGATACATTAACATTTTTAGGTAATTACATTGACCAAATAGATACAACATTGAATAAAACAAAACTTAAAACTTTTGCAAAAGAACTTTATGTGGAGGCCAACGAGTCTTGATAATATTTAAAAAGATAAAATGGAAAAACTTTCTTTCTACTGGTAATACACCAATAGAAATAGAATTGAATAAAGCACCTACAACATTAATTGTAGGCACTAATGGTAGTGGTAAATCAACAATGCTTGACGCATTATGTTTTGTATTATTTAATAGGCCGTTTAGACTAATTAAAAAAGAACAAATAGTTAATACAATTAATGATGCTGATGCCGAAGTAACAGTAGAGTTTACAGTTGGTACAAAAAATTACAAAGTTGTAAGAGGCATTAAACCAAACAAATTTGAAATATATGTTGATGGTGATTTATTAAATCAAGACGCTTCTACAATTGATTATCAAAACTATTTAGAAGCAAATATAATGAAATTAAATTATAGGTCATTTATACAAGTGGTTGTGTTAGGTTCTTCTTCTTATGAACCATTTATGAAAATGAAACCAAGATATAGACGAGAAGTTGTAGAGGAAATATTAGATATAAGAGTATTTGGTTTAATGGATTTAATATTAAGAAGCCAACAATCAGACCTACAAAAAAATATAACAGATATAAGACACAAATGTGATTTAATTAATTCAAAATATGAACTTGAAACAAAACATTTTAACGAATTACAAGGTCGTAATATAGATGATAAAGATTATAAACAAAATCTATTAAATAAAAACAATAAAGACTTACAAGAATATTTAAGCAAGATAACAAGTCTTAATACAGAAATAGAAAATCATAAAAATAATATAGCAGAACAAGACAAAATAAATGCAAAGGCCAATCAATTATCAAAACTAGAAGCTAAGATAGAAACTAATTTATTAAAACATAAAAGAACATTAGAGTTTTTTAAAAACAATGATACGTGTCCTGAATGTACACAAAATATAAATGAACAGTTTAAAACAACAAAAATTAAAACAGAACAAGAAGTTATAGATAAATTAGACAGTGGTTTAAAAGACCTGTTATCAGAAATAATTAAAACAGAAACAAAGATAAATGAAATAAACAGTATATCACAAAAAATACAATCTTTAAATGTTGATGTAGCTAAAATTAATTCTTCTATTGATGAACTTAAAAAGCATACAGATAATATACATAAAGAAATAATGTTATTAGAAAACAAAGAATCAGATGGCAAAAACATACAAAAACAATTAGATCAATTAAAAATAGATTTAGCACAATCAAAAGAGGAGCTAGATAAAATAGTAGAACAAAAATTATATGTAGATATATTAAGAGATATATTAAATGATAAAGGTGCAAAAGCAAAAATTATTAAAAAATATTTACCAATTATGAACACACTTATCAATCAGTATTTACAAGCTATGGACTTCTTTATATCGTTTCATTTAGATGAGGAGTTTAACGAAACAGTTAAAAGTAGATACAGAGATACCTTTGACTATAATAACTTTAGTGAAGGAGAAAAAATGAGAATAGATTTGGCTTTGTTATTCACGTGGAGAACAATTGCTAAAATGAAAAATAGTACTAACACAAACTTATTAGTACTAGATGAAATATTTGATAGTAGTTTAGATGGTCAAGGTACAGATGATTTCTTTAAAATTATCAAATCAATGCCAAAAGAAAACATCTTTATTATATCACACAAAGGCGATATATTATTTGATAAGTTTACTAATATAATTAAGTTTGAGAAAGAACATAACTTTACAAGGTTACAAAATGCTTAAAGAACTAAAACTAATACCGCCGACAGATCCAAGAGTGTTATCAGCAATCGCACCATTTACTGATGATATGTTAAAAGAACACGATTTCAAAGACAGAAAAGATTTAGTCAATACAATGTTTGAAACTATGTACAAATATGGTGGCCTAGGTTTATCGGCCAATCAAGTAGGTTTGCCGTTCAATATGTTTGTAATGGGTGGTCATCCTGATATAGAAAAAGGTATGAAACTGGCCTGTTTTAATCCAGTTATTGTACATAGCAGTGAAGAACAAATATTATTAAAAGAAGGTTGTTTAACTTTTCCTTTTGTATTTTTATCTATTAAAAGACCTAGAAAGATCGTTGCAAAATATGAAGATGAATCTGGTGCATTACAAGAAGGCCATTTTGATGGATATTTTAGTAGAATATTCCAACACGAATATGATCATATGATAGGACGTTTATTTACAGAAAAAGCAAGTAAATTAAAACTAGACTTAGCATATGAAAGAGCACAAAAAGAAATTAACAAAATGAAAAAACGAAGAAAGGAGGTAAATGGCTAGTTATACACACGATATAGTTAAACCTAAAATGTCGCAAGAAGATAGAGATAAACTTATGCAAGAGTTTTTATCTAAAGGTGGAAAAATTAATAAGATGAAACCTGGCATTGCACAAGGTGCAGCTTCATTAAATAGAAGTAAAAAACTACAATGGTCTGAAAAAGACCTAATTAAACAAGAAATTAAAGACTAACTTGACTTTTTAAAAGTCTTGTGATATCATTATATTATGATAGTTATGATTGATGACATTGAAAAACAATGGCAAAAGTGGCAAGACGAGAATCCATTAGACAAAATACCTAACATAGACACAGACGAATTAAAAAACATAGTTGTAAAGGATTTAACCTTTGTATCAGCTATGAATGTAAAAGAATATACACTATATCAAAAATGGTGTGAAGTACATCAAAAATATCCTACAGTAGAAACAAATAGTTTTTTTGATGACAGACCAACACTAAAAAATCCTGCACAAGCTTCTATTTTAGCAGAGATAAAGAATAATATTTGGAATCCAAAAAATCTTATGGAGTATTTAGAATTAGAACCTGAATTAATTTATACTGATGAAGTAAATGAAGGAACTATAAATTCAGTAACAGATAAAAAACTTCCTGCTATATGTAATATATTAAAAACCTTTTTATCTACTGGTAAAAATAATAGTAATATTGGTAGAAATTTAAACTACATTATAAGAGATAAAAAAACTAAAAAATATTTAGGTGTAAACTGTATATCTTCAGATTATTTAGATTTAACACCACGTGATGAATACATTGGTTGGGAAAGAGAAGCTAAAACAAAAAGAATGATTAATCATACTTGTGTGGGTAGTACAATAGTTCCAACACAACCTTTAGGATATAATTTAGTAGGAGGTAAACTACTAGCATTACTGTGTTTATCAAATACAGTAGAACAGGATTGGAACAAACAATACGGTGATAAATTAGTAGGCATTACAACAACATCATTATATGGTAAAACAAAAACAATACCATTATCACAATACGATAGACTAGACTATTGGAAAAAAATGGGTTGGACATCTGGTAGTGTTTCTTATGAAACAGAAAGGTCCACAAGAAAACTTATACAACAATGGTTAATGAAAAACCATACAAAAAAATATTTTGAATGGTATGTTGCTGTTAAACCAACTGGCCAACCATATAAAAGAGATCATAGAAATAGAAGCCACGCATTCACATACAGTAAATTAGGTATAGAAAAAAAGCTTATTAAATCAGAACACGCAAGAGGCATTTACTTTAGTGAATTATTTAAGAATACAAAAGAATATTTAAGAGAAGAAATACAAGAGAATAAGTTAATAAGAGCCTTTGATAATTCAACCGAGGCGTTAACTCATATATGGAAAACAAAGCACGCCAAAAAAAGAATCGAATCATTAATAACACAAAATAGAATATCGAAAGAAACGCTATTTTATGATGATATTATCTATTTAAATTGGGAAGAAACAAAGAAAAAATACCTTTTTCAAGTAGGCCGGTGAGTAGCCTTGACACAATTTTGACACAATCTTCCATAAACTATTGATTTTATTACATTTTATTTTTGGCGTGTACGCTTGTATAATATTATGAAAGGTGTTACCTTATATGTATGGTATTAAATATCGAATCAAAGTCGCAGCTTGCAAAGTTATTTGCTACTGAAAACTTATCAGTTGAACATAATAATGTAAGAACAGCCTCATTCGATTTAGAAAACAGAATTGTTACTTTACCCATATT